CAGAACTGGTGTTGCATTTGAAGAAGTAATTGGTTCCGTTTAATTAACAGAGGTTTAATCAACTATGGCTAGTAGAAATCAGATCAATCCACCACCATTAAGGACGATCTCCGACTTTAAAACAAAGTTGACAGGTGGTGGTGCTCGTGCTAATCTGTTTGAAGTTGTCCTCACATTCCCAGATGCTGCTCAACCAGCACAGGATGTTCTTGATAAATCAAGATTTTTAGTTAAAGGGGCACGACTTCCAGCATCCAATATCGCACAAATTGAAGTTC